TATTTTCCATGCTTGTTTTTCCAGTCAACGTCGGCTGTTATGCTCCAGTCGCATATGTTATTTTTGCAGTCATCATCCAAAGAGATTCTAACTGTTATTCTATAATCTTCTTCATTTTCTGTAAAGAATTTTGTACCTGAATAAAACAATTTGTTTGCAGTTTCCATATTATTTTAGTGGTGATTATATACAACTTTACACCATCTATATAAAACAGAAGCCGGATAATGATTAACGTATATCCGGCTTCTGTTTTATATGGTTAAAATTCTTTTTCGTTACCACCTTTTTTAGAGGTGGTTTTATCAAAAAGAGGGTCGTTAGGATCTGTTTTGGGATTATAGCTAAATATACTTTTAGCTATTCTCTTCATGTCCTTCTCTAATTTTCCACTTTTACTACTTCTGATCGTAGTAGTGGTTGATATTGTGAATTTCTTATTTTTTTTCATGCCGTAATTTTCTTTAGTTGTGAATACCTTAATCGTCGTTTGGTATTCTGCAAAAATACATCGAATCTTTCAGATTCCGATAGATGTTTCGTGTTATATCTGAAAGATTCGCAATCTACATATCTTTGAAGATGTTTTCTCGACACCCAGAAATGGGTTCCAGAAATCATTTTCTTCAAATGGCTCCAATATCCTTCGATTGTGTTTGTTGATCTTCTGCCTATTACATACGCTCCCTTTTTGTGATATACTTTTTGATGATCAAACTTTTCTTTGTCGATCCCGTTATACGCATACCATTCGTCAGAATATATGGTAGAATTAGGATGAACGGTATTGTATATCAAAGGAAGTAAGGTTTTACCTTTTGTGTTTGTAACGACATAAGCGACAACAAATCCTTCTCGTTGGAGTGTCCCAAACACAGGGGTTTTATCTTTTAAAGATCTCCCCTGTGCATCTTTAACTTTATCCTTACTATGTCTATTCTTGTTTTTGCCACCAATATAAGTTTCATCCACTTCAATCTCGCCTTTCAAACACGGCTCTTTTATTTCAATACTAAAACAATTGTGAATACGTTGAAGCATAAACCAAGCCGTTTTCTGTGTTACTCCCACGATTTTAGACAACTGTAAAGATGATACTCCTCTTTTCATTTCAACAACAAAATAACAAGCCAGCATCCATTTTCGTAATGAAACCTTTGAATTTTCAAAAATCGTTCCTGTACGAACATTGAAGTATTTACCCGTGTTTTTACACTTGTACCTATTTCCTTTGCATTTATACACCTTAGATTCCGGATCAAAAGGAGAAACAACGTGATCTCCCCACCTTTCTTTTTCAAGAAAGGTTATACACGCTTGCTCATCAGGGAACAATTTTGAAAATTCAGGAAGTGATTTAAAATCGAACATACTTCTTATCTTTATATTGGATTATAAAAATACAAAAATATATTCATATAACCAACTAAAAATCAATTAAATTCATCGAATATCTGATTTCGAATTATTTTTTTTTGTTGTTAAATTTCTAATTCTTTTCTATTTTTGAGGATTGTCTAACTTAATAATACTAATATCATGGAAAATTTTTCAAGCGAAATTGAAGAAGAAATAAAAAATCTTCTTACCAAAATTTGTTCATCAACCTCAATCGAACAAGTTGATAAATTGCGTTTAAAAATAGAATCTTCTGTTAAAACATTCATAAAAGAATACCCTTATAAATCAGAGGAAATAGAAATGCTTTATTTAAAAGAACATTGCCCATTAGACACTGTTGTTAAATTTAGAATAAATGAGATTTTAAACATCCCTAATGCTTATCCTTCTCAAAACATTTCATTGGATATCGCTATGATGTTGCTTTCTTTGCGATTAGATCATTGATAGAATCAAGCAGTTTTCGGTCGTGAGGAGAATCGTAATTTTTAAGTTTTTCCTTACAAATTTCTCTCATTTTGATAAGACGATTCAATTCTTGTTGTCCATTTTCTTTTGATGTTTTCATAATTGTAACTTTTAAAAGTGAATAATTAATTGATTTATAAAAAGAAAGCGGTGATAAACTAAGTTACCACCGCTTTCATGTTTTGCATTAAAATAAGTTATTCTCCATACACTGTAACCGTGTATTTAGCAAACAGCCCTAATACACCTGTCGACTTTTCGTCTACATGGCTAATTTTTGTTATACCAGCTTCTTTTGCTGCTTTCTGTACACTTGCATTGCCTAAAGCAACCCACCCCAGAATACTAACGGCACTGGCTTTACCTTTCTTAGAACCTACCGGATTTTCTGTTACTGTTACAGGCGCTTTTGTGTTTGTATAAACAAAACCTGTTACTGGAGATTTTACCATAGCGCAGCTTGATAATAGTAATACTGCACTACAAAAAGCAATGATCCTTTTCATTGTGTGTTTGCATTGTCTCTCCTGTCCCCTCTGGAAAGATTAACAAAAAAAAGAAGCGTGGAGACTATTGGATATTATGACATTGAGGCTCTGGACTGCCCATCGAACAATAATACACAATAGATCCACGCCTTATGCTGGTATATAGTTTGCCCTTTGTATTAAGCAAAGTGATATACAACAACACAGGCGTAGAAACATTTGCTATTATCCTGTTCGATGAAATTGTCCAGATTTCAATGCCGGATAATATCTTAACGCTTCTACGTCTTAACTCTAATACGTGAGGGCAAAGATAGTTATTCTATCTAATATTTTAAAACGGCTTAAAAGGATTTAATTTGATGTAAAATGAATATTGGGAATTTTAACAGTTCGTATTGTTTGCATAAACAACAAAATATCTAAGATCATGAACAAATGCAAAAAGCCATCAAGAAAAACAGCCAGTAAAGCAGGCAAGTTGTTAAGAAAGAAGATATCTTCCAAAGATGTTAAAACTCTTGCAGGTTACACTTTACAAGCCGCTTCCCATCGTGGAAAAAGTAAGAGTGGTTGCCAAAAGAAAGAAAAATAAGTTCTTTAATACAAGCTTTTGGTATGGTCATTATACCAGAAGCTTGTTCTAATGTATTGGAATTACCAACAGCATAATGACCAGCTACAGATATAGATCTTTCATTTTCATGTACAACAATACCATAGCTCTCTATTTCTGATATATCTGTTTCGTAATCCTCCAGATCTACCCATGTTCTTTCTGATAGGTTGGAATCTATCCATTTGACTAATACCCGTTTATTTAAAAGCGATTTTTTTCTTTTATTTCTACTCTTTTTCATAACTTGTTATATTGATTTTTTAGTAAACGAAAAGAGATTGTGCCAGCATTTTGACACAATCTCAATTATATGGGAATAATACTAAGGAAAGGTGTAAAGTGGTATATAATTACCATTTTAGTTTAATCATTACACTTATGAAAAATAAAATCTGCACACTCTCCAGGAAGTGTTCCTGCGTCATTGCAACGGTAGAATCCTTGTGTTTCCCAGTCCACATCCACCGCATAACCTTCTGCATTTCTCAAAAAAGCATCTATTTCCTGTATTTCTTCTTCAGACAGTCCTGAATAATCACCGTTTATCAGAGCGCAAGCCCAATAAACCGGAAGCCTGTATCTTATTATTTCTATCATACTACCTTCGTTTATACGCATTCTATTATATCCACATCATCAATTTGAGCAACCTGCACACCTTCGTCGTTTTCTATGATATATATATTAACTGCAAAAGGCGAACAGAAACCATTTTTTGATTCTCCTCCAGTGATGGGGTTATTATCCTCATCTAACCCACCCCACACCTCAAAATGATATTTTCCGAAATCAAAATAAGAGAACCAGACATTATTGTCTTCATGGATTTCAATCTCTTTTTTATCTATTTTGTGATTATAGTTACACCCATCATAATCAAATGATATGGTTATATATTTATCAAATTCTTTCATTTTATATCTTCATTAGTTTACAATTACTATCTTCAAATACAGGGACCATGCCCTGTCCCCTGAAATAAGCAGTAGCTAACTTAAAAGCGTACAGCGGATTCACTTTCTTAATTTCTCGCTGTGATTTATAGAAAGATAACGGCTGACATATATAGAAATTTTCATTGCCAAGACTCCCAAAAAGCCAATCCATACTACCTTCATCACAATTAGTGCCACCCAGTATTATTAAATCACATCCGGTCTTCCGGGTCCCTAAGATGAATGTCTTGTTCTTATTCTCTGGCCGCATAAATATCTCTTTATCAATATTAAACCAATCACTTTGGCAACTTTCTACATCCCTTAGAACGATCTCGTCAATCTCACGGGCATATTCTTCTTGTGTTTTCATAAGGCATGTTATTTAAAAGAAACTCCAACAATATGTCACAATAAATTCCCTCATTCCGTATTCAGCAAGCTGCTGAAACGATTCTATCCCATTACAATA